TTCATCAATATGTAGAAGAAAATAAAAAGGTACTTATTTATATGGGTGAAGGACAACATAAAATTAAACGCAAGGCTGAACAAATCGCATGTAATGAAGCTATTAAAGTAATTGAGACACAAATAAATTGTGATGATAAAGAAAATTAATAACGTCTTGTTCTTTTAAATTTTCTGTTTTTTCTTCGCTTTGTTTTACGTTTACGTTTTCTACCACCGATTTCATTTTCACTTATAAATTTAGTCTCAAATATTGGATTACTAACTTTTAACATATTTTCTAAATTGTCTGTATCAATCTCTCTTTTATCAATTGAACCAATATTATTCACTCCAACTTGTTCATATAAATTAAAAATATAATGATGTATTCCTGTTTTTGGCGGTGGTGCAGGACCTTTATAAGGAATTATAGTATTACCAGTTTTTATATCATTACTAGTAATATTATTTTTAGCTAAATGAATATGTGTTCCGCCTACAGCATCTGGATCATAACATATTAATGTATAAAACTTATTTGGATTTACATTTAATTTTATTTCTGGTTCAATTTGAGTTTCAGAAACTTTTAAAAAATCATTATTTTTAAGTATTTTTCCATTATATAACACTTCCATATATTATTTAAATACTTTTATTATATAAAAATTTATATATTTAAATTATATAAGCAATGAATCATTTAGAACAATTAAAACAAAAATTAATGGTAAAACCTGATGTAAAAGAAAGAGAACGAGTTGCTGTTGTTATAAAAGGAGATAACAGACAGAAAACACCTAGAGCTCCGACATTTAAAAAGGATGTAAATAAAACCGAAGGTAGCGTTGCTAAAACAATTGGTGAACAACTTGAAGAAGGTATTACTGATTTGGGTGAACAAATTTCTGAAATACAACAAATTCAAGGAATTTTACCAACAAAAGTTGATATTGAGGAACCTGAAGAATTTGAAGAAGTTGAAAAAACTGGACGTCCATTAATTATCGATAAAACTCAAGAAGGTTATGATAGAGCAACATTATTAAAAAAATTAGCTGAAAGCAAAAAAACTAAAGTAACCATTAAACCTGTTTTAGAAATTGAAGAGAAAGAAATTGAAAAACCTCTAGAACCTGTTGTTAAAAAAGCAAAGAAAATTGATATTAAAAAATCTTTGATTATTGAAGAAGATGAAGAAGAAAAAATAGAAGAAGAAAAAGTTAAAGAAGAATCACCCGAAGAATTTGTTATGAAACCAAAAAAGAAATTAAAAGAAGAAACACAAGAAGTAATACCTATTATACCGCCAAAAGTAAAGAAGAGAAAAACTGATAAACCTGAAAAGGGCGTTGCTGTATTAGGCCCTGAAGTGATTGTTGAAATAGGAGATACTGATTTAAGAAAACGTTTGCCAAAGAAGAATCCACCAATAAATATTAAAGTTTCGAGTTATATAATGAATAATAGAGAGATTTTTGTAAATTTTATCAATTCCTTATTTGAACCTTATAAACGTGAATTAGAAGAAAATAGAGAAAATATTTCATGTGATACTATCGGAAAGACTTCATCTGATTTCTCTCTACTAACGCATCAAAAAATTGTTAGAGATTATATGAATCTTTATACTCCTTATCGTGGTTTACTTTTATATCATGGTTTAGGTTCAGGTAAAACATGTACAAGTATTGCTATTGCTGAGGGTATGAAAGATTCTAAAAGTATTATTATTATGACACCAGCATCTTTACGTGCTAACTATATTGGTGAATTAAAGAAATGTGGTGATTTGTTGTATAAAAAAAATCAATTTTGGGAATGGATTTCTATTGATACTTATCCTGAAGCTCTTACAACAATGTCAGCTATTTTAAATTTACCTCAGGAATATATTCGTAGACATGGTGGTGCTTTTTTTGTTAATATTAAAAAAAAATCTAATTATGATGATTTAAGTGATACAAATAAACAAATAATTGAAGAACAATTAAATGAAATGATTAGACAAAAATATAAATTTATTAATTATAATGGTTTACGTGAGAAAAGATTAGAGGAAATGACATCTGGATATAGTAAAAATATATTTGATAATAGTGTTGTCATTATTGATGAGGCTCATAATTTAATTAGTAGAATTCTTAACAAATTAAAGAAAGAAAAACCTATTACTGAGACCAAACGTGGAGAGAAAGAACGTTTGCCATTAAATTTAGCAACCAAATTATATGAAATGCTTTTAAGTGCGAAAAATTCTAGGATTATATTACTTTCTGGTACTCCTGTCATTAACTACCCAAATGAATTCGGAATTCTCTTCAATATTTTAAGAGGATATATCAAGACATGGAAAATACCACTAAACGTTCAAACAAATAAAAAAATAGATAGAAATTCACTTCAAGAAATGTTACTTGGAGAGAAGACATTAGATTATTTGGATTACTCTCCATCTAGTAAAATTCTTACCATTACCAGAAATCCATTTGGATTCAAAAATAGAATTAAAAAGGATTCAGGTTATCAAGGGGTTTCAAATAATAAACGTTCTGAAAGTGGTGAAACTGAGTTTGAAACTGAAATTATATCTGATGATGATTTTGAGAGAAAAATTATATCTATTCTAAGAAGAAATGATATCGATATTATACCTGATGGAATCGAAATTAAGTATAGAAAAGCATTACCTGATTCATTTGATGAGTTTATTGCTAGATATGTTGATGAAAATGAGAGAAAATTAAAAAATGCTGATGCTCTTAAACGTAGAATTTTAGGTCTTTCTTCTTATTTCAGAAGCGCTCAAGAAAGTTTATTGCCTAGATTTAATAAACAACTTGGTGTAGATTATCATATTATTCGTGTTCCAATGAGTGATGTTCAATTTAAAATATATGAAGGAGCTCGTATTCAAGAACGTAAATTAGAGAAAAATAAACCTAAACAAGGTATGGGTGAAGATTATGAAGAGAAAGCATCAACATATCGTATTTTCTCTCGTCTATTTTGTAATTTTATTATTCCTGATAGACCTATTCCTATTAGAGCAAAAAAGAAAGAAGAAGAAGAGGAAGAAAGTAACATGGTTGCGGCATTAAAACAAGGAAAAAAGATTGATTCAAAACAAGATGTTCAAGATGAAAGAGAAGGTGAAATTGAGGGCGATGAAGTGTTAGAAGAACTTGGAGGTACAACTTACATGGAACGTTTACAAAATAAAATTAAAGAAATGGAAGATAATTCAGAGAACTTTTTTACACCAGAAGCTTTACAAACTTATAGTCCTAAATTTTTAAATATTCTTGAAAATATTCAAGATCCTGAATATCAAGGTCTTCATCTTGTTTATAGTCAATTTAGAACTGCTGAGGGAATAGGTCTTTTTACTCTTGTTTTAAATAAAAATGGATTTACACAATTTAAAATTAGAAAGAATACATCTGGATTATGGCAAATCGATATTCCAGAAGTAGATGAAGGTAAACCAACTTATGCTTTATATACTGGAACTGAATCTGTTGAAGAAAAGGAAATTGTACGTAAAATTTATAATGGAGAATGGGATGACATTCCAGATAGTATCAGTTCTGTTCTAAAATCTAAATATAGAAATAATAATATGGGTGAAGTTATTAAAGTTTTTATGATTACATCATCTGGTTCTGAAGGTATTAACTTACGCAATACTCGATATGTTCATTTAACGGATCCATATTGGCATCCTGTTCGTTCTGAACAAATTATTGGTCGTGCTAGACGCATTTGTAGTCACAAAGATTTACCCCCAGCATTACAATCTGTTGAAGTTTTTGTTTATCTAATGGTGTTTACTGAGGCTCAACTAAAATCAGATGAAGCTATTGAATTAAAAAGAAAAGATTTAAGTAAAGCCGTTCCTAAAACTCCTCAAACTAGTGATCAATATCTTTTTGAAATATCTGAAATCAAAGCAAATTTAACTAACCAATTAACAGAAGCCATTAAGGAATCTGCCTTTGATTGTTATATTTATTCTAATGGTAGATGTGTTAATTTTGGAGACCCATCAATTGATAAATTTTCTTATGTTCCTGATTATGCTGAGCAACAAAATGATACTACTCTTCAAGCTAATAAAGTGGCTATTGAATGGAAAGGAAAATCTATTACAATTGCTGGGGTCAAATATGTTTATCGTAGAGTTAGTGATAATGTATTAAATATCTATGATTTAAAATCATATGAAGCTGCGTTGAAAGATCCTACTATTGTTCCTGTACAAGTTGGTACATATGAAACTAATGAGCGAGGAGAGAGAGTTTTTAGACAATTAGTTAATAGATAAATTTATATTATTTAAAATATAATTATATTTTATAATTATATAATGACATCTAAATTATGTTTTACATCACCTCAATCTAAATCTGATCTAAATCAACTAGGTACATTACTTTTACAACATTATAATAAAAATATAGAGACAAAACTTAATGAACAAGATCAAGCTTTATTAGAAAATGTTGCTGATAAACTAGAAGAGTTATCAACAAATAATGGTATACAATTTAATAAAGAAGAATTTAAATCATTTATTAAAAGAGTTTTTGTTTATGATTTTACGCAGTTTGGTGGTGATCCTCTCGACGAAGTAGTTCCATATTCAAACCGAAGTTCGAGTTATAGTACTACAACTTATATACTTGCCGATTTTACCGCGCTTGTTGGTTTTTTTTTATCTTTATTTTTGCTTTATTTAGCATATGAAAATCTTTCACAATTAACACAAAGACTAACAGGAGCTACTCCTACAGGAATAGGACAAGAAGTTATGGATCAATATAATAGTACATTAGAAGAACTACGAAGATCTAATATTTCTCAGCTTAGTTATTTACAATTTGCTTATCAAATTTTTACTACATTTAGCTGTGGATTTATAGAAAATCAGGTTTCTAATATTCAACAGATAATTTATATAGGTTTAACTAAATCATTTACTGGAATAGCTGAAAGAGCTCAAGCTTCATGTCTATCTTCAGCAGAAAATACAGGTACTTTTGCTGGTATGGTTATTTCATTTTTTAATGTGGCTTCGGCTCCAGATGTGGCAAGCGCATGTGTAAATGAAAGAATTCGCATTGAACAAAAATTAATAGGAGCACAGATAGATGCGTTAAGAGATAGTGTATTTAATGAAATAAGGACAAGAAAAAATATGCTTATAGGTAATGTTACCTTAGCTATAAGAATTGGAGTTCCTTGCACTACATATTTATTGGGTAGAATTGCTTATCTAACAGCACCAATTAGAGAAAAAATTTCTAATACTATGTCAAGAGTCAGAATTGAAGATAGTGATGAAGATATCAGCAGTGAAACACGACCATTCATAATAGCTGAAAGAGGAGGAAATAGAAAAAAAAATAAAAAACATAGAAAAACTTCTAGAAAATATATAAAAACTTCTAGAAAATATAAAAAAACTTCTAGAAAACATAAAAAAACTTCTAGAAAACATAGAAAAAACTAAAAAATTATAAAAATATTGAGTTAACTTTTTTGACTCAATAAAGCAATTATCTTATCCATCTTTTCATTTAAATTTGTCACATTTTTCTCCAAGATAAATATTCTATCTTCATTTAATTTTTTATCATTTATAGTTGATTCGTGAATTTCTAATTTAATATTATCTTCTTTTTTTTTAATTTTTTTAAGTTTTGAAAATAAATTTACATCTTCTTCATCCTCTTGATTTTCTGTGATAAACGTATTAACCATATCAGTATTACTAAATGAAACATTTTTTTTAGTATTTGTAGGTGATAAATTTTGTTCTATTTCATTTAAAAATTTAAATCTGCTATAATTTTGTGGTTCTTCTGATTTATCTAAATTATTTTGAAATTTTTCAGTTTTAAGAGAAGTCTCTTGAGGTTTAAGCCAATTATCAACTTGATTTGTTGTATTATAAGTTCTATTTATTTGTTCTACTTCATAATTACGTTGAGCTTGCATCTCTTTAAGAATCTTATCCATTTCTTTTATTGGTTTATCAGTTTCTCTATCAGCAAATTCAGGTAGAGGTGGTGGTTTAATAGTCATTGAATCTTCAAATTCCTCTTGTCTTCTAGAAAAATCTTTTTCAAATTGAGATTTTCTATCATTTTTTATTTCTTCATAAGTAATTAATTCTTTTACTGGAGATTCACTATGTATTTTAATTTTACTTGGTTGATAAGGATATGTTTTTTTAATATGATTAAGAATAAGAAGAATATATTTTTTATTTAAATCGACTAATGAAATATTTTTTTTTATCTCATTTTCAAAAAATCCTTGAATATTACTTAAAAATAAATTATATATTTTACTTTGAATATCAGGTGTAAGAAATTTAAAGATATCTTCATCGCTTACAACATCCCATAACATTTTAATATTATCTTTTTTATTAAATAAACTAATGGACATTTAAATATATAATAATAGAGTTGTATTTTTATATATTTTTATAACGAATCATTAAAATAAATATGTCTAAATTTTTCCATATATTCGTCTTTAAGTATGTGTGTTTTTAAATAATGTTCAGTCATTTTGTCTTCTAACATGTGAACAATAAAAAATATAGAATAAATACCACATTCAGTATTACCATATTGATGTTCAATTCCTTCATTACTATCAACTTTAAAATTAATTGGTTTAGATAAATTATTACCTTGAACAATAATTTTCTCAATTAATTCTTTAACTTCTTTAGGAGGTGGATCTCCAGTGCTATCAAAAAAAAATATAGTATTCTTTTTAATATTAATAAACATTGATATCCAATGTTGTCCAGGTTTATTATCAGGATCAGTATTAAAAATAATTCCAATTTTTGTTATACCTTTATTAATAAGTTTTTCAAGATTAAAATTACATAGTTCTTCCCAAACACATTCACCATATAATTTTCTGGTGTTAAAATTGATTGGTGTAGGTCCAATAAAATCAAAACATTTATAAGCTTTCTCATATTGTTTCATAACTTTCATAATATCAGTACTGGATAACCATTCATTAGGATTTTTTTTCCATTCATCTGGAGATTCTGGTGCGAAAGAATCAGAAAGTTCACTTTCTAAATATCCAAATATAGTCTTTTGTTTTAACCAACAAGCTTCGTTATTACAAATATCTTTAAGATATTCAGTAAGTTTGTTATGTATTTCTTTTGGTGAATTAGAATTTATTTTTGCGTCAGGATGTCTAGCATTCCAATGGTCTCTTAAATAAATAAGATCTTTATTAGTATAACATGTAAAATGATTTAATTCACCCTTAGGTTTTGGACTACAATTTACCTTTTTAAGTTTAATATTTTTTCTATATTTTCTAGTTTTTCCAGAACCATACTTAATGTTATTATTTTTCTTATTTTTCTTATTTTTAAAAGTTTTTTTATTTCTTATTTTTATTATTGTCTTCATAAATATTAGTGATATTCTTTTTTAGACCTTTATCTTTTAATTCTGATTTCATAATATCAACTTCTCTCAATTTTGGTAAAATAATATTAGTTTCTTTCTTATGAGAATTTGGTTTTACATATTTATCTAAAGTAGGTGGATCTATTTTAATTGAACGCATTAATAAGTTATCTGCTTCATTGTTGACTTCTAAATTTGCCGATAAATCTATTAGTGGAACACTATATATATGTATCGGAAACTCGACATCCTTGTACTCCTCTTGTAGTAGATCATTATTATCTACTACTTTAAAATAATCTATTGAAGATTTTATAAAAGTATCGAAAGCATATTTTACATCTGGCGCTAAATCTTTTGGCTGATTATTACTTAGTATTTCTTTAAATAAGTTAAAAATTCTTTTTCTATAAAAATTTAATCCTCCTTTATTTATTTGTTTTTCTCTCTCTCTCATTACATGTTTACCCATGATTTCTTTATTTAACAAACAATCTAAAGTTATTTGATTTACTAATGCTTGTGACATATTTTATATTTGTTCTCATTTAAATTTATAGTTTTTTGATAAATGATTTATAGGAATTAAAGCAGCATCACTATTTTGAATTATTTCTTCTTTTTTATATAAATCTAATGCCTGTGTAACTATATTACTACGTTGGATATCTGATTCATTCATTTTCACTAAATAAAAATTATCTGGATTCTTTTTATTCATCTTATTTATTAAGTCTTGTAAGCCATTTTTCTCTTTTAAATCACTTTGATTTAAATCTCCAGTTATAATAATCTTACTATTTATACCTAAACGTGTTATTAACATTAACATTTGATTTGGTGTGCTATTCTGCATTTCATCCGCAATTATTAATGAATTCTTAAATGTTCTTCCACGCATAAATCCTAATGGGGAAATTTCTATTTTATTATTTAAAATTAATTCATTTAGTTCTTTCTTTGAATAAAAATCCGAGAAAACATCATATATAGGTCTTACCCAAGGATCCATTTTTTTTTCTATATTTCCTGGTAAAAAACCCAAATTTTCACCTTCAACTGATACTACTGGTCTCGTAATTATTATTTTTTCGATTTTATTTTCTTTTAATTTTTCGATTCCTTTTACACAAGCTAAAAGAGTTTTACCTGTTCCTGCTGGTCCCACAACTGATAACAAATATTCAGTATCTTTATTTAAAATATTATTATAAAGTATTTGATTTGGACTTTTTGGAGTATAAAGATTTATTAGTTTATTTTTCATAACTAGAGACGACCTCATATTTTTTGAAAAAGTAAGTTGTAAAAAAAATAATGAAAATGAACTAAAATATTGTTTCATTTTAATTAAATAAATATTTTATTTTTAAACTATAATTTTTATATTTAATTGTAATAATTTTGCTTTGTAATATCTCTTACTTGACATCTTGTATTATTATAAAAAATTTCTGAACCACATAATCCAGGCGCTGGATTTGGATTAAAAGATTCAAAAGTTTGATCTCTAAATAATAATTCATGTGGATTTGGTTGTGTTTTTGTTTGAAATTTATACGTGTATAGATCGCTGCTTGAATTAGGAACATAAATCGCTTGGCTACATTTTTGTAAGGCATATATTTGATTTCTTAATTCCGATTCTGTATTTATGTTTGAAGCAAAACCTGACCAAGGTGATTGAGTATTACCTGGATTAAATACTTCATGAACATTATATGTTGGCATTTGAGCTAATGGTACATTTATTGGTTTTCTTGGATCTACTATGGGAAAATATGAATATTTTGTCATAACTGGTCTGACATCTAAATATGGTTGTAACATCTGTGATGGAATATTTCTGTCATAAATTCTAGTATTTGTTTGTTTATGAATATCTGAAACACATTCTTGAGCCATTTGATATATTTATATATTATTATTTTAATAAAAAGTTTAAAGATTTAACCCTAATAATATAATAAATTTATGTGCGGTATATTTGCTCTCCTAAATACTAATATTAATTATAATCAACTAAATTTAACAATTAAAGAACAATTTTATAAAGGAAAAAGAAGAGGCCCTGAATATTCTCAATTAGAAAATCAATATATGAAAATGACTCTTGGATTTCACAGACTAGCTATTAATGGTCTTAATCCTGAATCTAATCAACCTATCGTGTTTAATGATATTGTATTAATTTGTAATGGAGAGATTTATAATTACAAAAAACTTTACAATTCTATGAATGTTAAACCTGTCACAGATTCTGATTGTGAAGTAATTATTCATTTATATCTTAAATATGGAATTGAACAAACATTAATTATGCTTGATGGTGTTTATTCATTTGTACTATATGATAATAGAATAAATCACCAGCTTATTAATAATGTTTATATAGCACGTGATCCATTAGGTGTTAGACCTTTGTATAAACTTTATAATATTGATGATAAATATGGATTATTTAATTTGTATGGTTTTGCTTCTGAACTTAAATGTTTAGAATATTTTTACAATCAAAATACATTTCATTATCGTCTTGAACAATTTGAACCTGGAACTTATTCTATTTTTCAATATGGTAGTAAAGTTAAATCTATATGGGAACCAATAGTTATAAATAAACCTTATTTCTTACATTTATTTTCTTTTACATTATTCACACATAATATATCAGAATTAAAAGAAGAATTATTTTCAAATATCTCGAAATATTTAGATGCTGCTGTTATTAAAAGATGTAATACTACAGAAAGACCAGTTGCTTGTTTATTAAGTGGGGGACTTGATAGTAGTTTAATAGCAGCATTAGTTGCTAATTATTTTAGAAAAAAAGGAAAACAAATTGAAACATATAGCATTGGGCTTGAAAACTCTGAGGATATTAAATACGCTAGAATAGTTGCCGATTATATTGGTTCTAAACATACTGAAATAATTGTTACTGAAGATGATATGTTTAATGCTATTCCGGAAGTTATAAAAGCTATTGAAAGTTATGATACTACTACCATTAGAGCAAGTATTGGTAATTATTTAATAGGAAAATATATCGCTGCCAATTCTCAAGCAAAAGTAATTTTTAATGGTGATGGTTCCGATGAATTGTTTGGTGGTTATTTGTATATGCACCAATGTCCAGACGATATTGAGTTTGATAAGGAAACTAGACGATTATTAAAGGATATTCATTTATTTGATGTTTTACGTTCAGATAAATCAATTTCTTCAAATGGTCTTGAACCACGTACACCATTTTTAGACAGAACTTTTGTTAATTATATTTTATCTATACCTCCATATTTTAGAAATCATACAAATTTTAAAGAACCAGAAAAATTTCTATTAAGAAAAAGCTTTGAACATATATATTTTTGTGATTCTATTACTAGACAAATTCTTCCTGATGAAATTCTTTGGAGAAAAAAAGAAGCATTTAGCGATGGTGTTAGCTCACAGGATAGATCTTTATTTACTATTCTACAGCAATTTATTACGATTTATTACGATAATAAAAATCCTAGAGTTGAATCATATAAACCATGTATTGAATTAGAAAAAAGATATTATAAGGAAATTTTTGATAAAGAATTTCCTAATTGTTCAAATATTTTACCATATTTTTGGATGCCAAAATATACAAATACTACTGATCCTAGCGCTAGAACTCTAGATTTTTATAAAGAAAAGTCTAATGAATCTGATAAACTATGATTTACTTTAAAAAATCACTAATAAATATATTATATCAATTAAGTATATGAAAAATACATTATACCATTTTCAAGATAGGTTATTTACTATTTTTATTTATGTTTCATATATTTTAATTATTTTATCAGCGCTCGGTTTGTCTGAATCTGCTCCAGAATATTTTAAATATTTAGATTATTACGTTAGAATTTATATTTGTTTATTTTTAATGTGGCGTTTTAATCCATTAAGATCAAGTTATGAATTTACTGAACTTGACAGAAAAATAGCATTTAGTGCTGGTGTGTTTATTTTAACTACAACAGCATTAAATCAATATTTAGAGTATGCTAAAGATAAACTAAAAAATATAATTAAAAAGGATTAATAAATTTATCTATTTTTTATAGTTTTATTCCTTCCATTACCTCTATTTTTTATCGTTCTATTTTTTGTAGAACGATTAAAAAATGCCTCTAAATGTGAGATTATATATTTTCCTAATACCTTATCAACTTCATATTCTTTTTCATTTTTTTCTATAACTTCATATTTAAATAAATTTATATGTTCCATCATTAAATTTTCAAATTCATTATCATTACCTATTATATTTTTACCTATTTCTGATTCAGTAAATTTTTTTATCATATATCCAAATTTTAAGTCATGATAATAAGGTTTTATGTTTATGTAATAAATGTTATCATGTGTCATTTCAGGATAAAAAAAATCATCTATAAAACATATTTCTGCGTCAATTGGTATTTTGGTACATTTAATTAAATCCTTATGTGTTTTATTTTGACTTGTTCTACATATTTCAACTTTTTTCCCATTTATTTTAAACGCAGCTATTATCTGATCAATCAATTTAAATTTTACTTTCTTTTCAAAATAACTTATTATATGATGTGCCCATTCACGTGGACCTGTATTATTTGTATAGATCATTATTTTGTGGCAACAATTTGTGTTTTTTTTTTTCTTTAAGTAGCTTAAAATATTTATTATATTTGGTCTTAAAAATTCTGGAAATAAATCTAAAATATCATCAAAATCTGATTGACTTAATGTATTTTTATTTTTTATTCTTAAATAATTAGCTAAGCTATCCCAAAATATACCATATTGTGTAAAATAACCAAGCGTTTCATCTAAATCAAATACTACAATCTTCATTGCTATTATATATTAAGAAATATGTATTTAAAAAAAACTAAATTATTCATATATTATATCAATAATTCTGATTTATTTTGTTACTTCATCTCCGCATCACCTGTTCCACCATCATCTATACCAATACAACAATCACATTCATTAAATCAATTATCTCAAAATACTAATCCCTATAGGGATATTATTGATAACAATATACTTTATAAAAAACTTCTTGATATTGAGTTTGAAATTATTATTAATAAAGCAATTGTTAGTGCTATTCCTAATTCACGACCTATTTTTTATCCACAATCACCAACACAAATTATTCCACAACAACAAGGAAATATACCACATATTTGGAATACTCCTACCAATAGCATATGGAAAACTAATCAAAGCTAATTTTAATAATTATTTTATTCGTATATATATATACGCCAATGTCTGAACTTACTAATAATGATTATAAAAGAATTTTAGAATTTTACAATAAAACTATACCTAAATCTAAAAGATTACTCAGAATACAGGCTAAAAAAATACTTTTTACTAAATTATGTCGATGTATCAAAAAAATTGATAAAGAAAATGAAACTCGTGCTATTGGTATATGTACTAAAACAATCATTAATAATAAGGGATTTACACGTGGAAAATTCACATGTAAAAAGAAAGAAACTATCAGTCTTAAAAAGAAGAAAAATACAACTAGAAAAAATATAAAATAATTATATTCAAATATAATAAGATGAAATATGTTGATATAATTATTATTGGAAGTGGCATGTCTGGTTTATATAGTGCATATCAAATCAAAGAGTTCTCTCCATCTACTTCTTTTTTAATTTTAGAGAAATATAAAAAAAATTGGATTGGTGGTAGAACTAGCAATGAAATGTTTTACGGAACTGAAATTGTAACAGGTGCTGGAATAGGAAGAAAAAATAAAGATAAATTATTACATAAATTACTTGATTATTTTAATTTTAGTACACCTGAATATATCATTAATCCTCAAAAATCTAAACTTATTCAAAATATTGATACTACTAATGTAATGAATCGTCTTAAAAAAGAATATAAAAAATACAAAGATAAACAACTTACTTTTAAACAATTTGCGACAAAAGTTCTTGGAGAGAAAGAATATAAAAATTTTATATTAAATGTTGGATATACTGATTATGAAAATGAAGATGTATTAGAAACATTGTATTATTATGGAATGGAAGATAATACTTCTTCTTGGAAAGCATTTCATGTTCCTTGGAAAAAACTTGTTTTAAAACTTTATCATTATATTGGAGCAAATCATTTTAAATTTTCCAATAAAGTTATTGATATTATTAAAACACAAGAAACACCATGTAGATTTGTAATTAATACTGAAAATGGTCTCCAATATTCGTGTAATAAAGTCATTATTGGTTCAACTATTGATACTATTCGAAAATTATTACCATCTTATCCAATTTATAATGATATTGAAGGACAACCTTTCTTACGTTTATATGCTAAATTTACCAAAAAATCTATTCCTGTCTTAAAAGAATATATCAAAGGATTTACATTCGTGCCTGGACCTCTGCAGCGAATTATTCCTATGGAACCTGATAATGGGGTTTATATGATTGCTTATAATGATAATAATAACACTATTGCGCTTAAAAATCATTTACAAAATACAAGAGAAAATCGTGATTTGTATGAAATGCTTTTGGAAATGTCTTTAGGTATGCCTGAAAACTCGCTTCATATTATTGCTATTAAGGATTATTATTGGAAAATAGGAACTCATATGTTTTTGCCATTAAATAAAGAGTTATATAGTTCGAGAGAAGAATTTATAGAGAAAGCACAACATCCAGAAAAAGGCATTTTAGTCGTTGGGGAATGTGTAAGTCGTAATCAAGGTTGGACGGAGGGTGCGTTAGAGAGCGTAAAAGCAGTTGTTACTAAAGAATGGGTAAAAAAAGAATGTTAAAATAAATAATACAAATGATACCCAATTGAAGCAAACGCTAACATCAATAATATTTCAAAGAATTTTCTAGTTGTTTTCTCTCCATAATATCCAATATAAACTAATAAAGGACCAACAATAAACACATGGATTAAATTTACCCATATACCTTTACCAGCATTTAGATATCCATATATTTTGTATATATGATAAAAAATTATAACAAAGCCTAAAAATAAAAGTATATTAAATAAGGGTTTATATATTTTCTCTCTATTTATACCAACATAAAGAAATAAACCACCAACAATCAAAATATGAAATAAATGAACAAATGCGCTAGAATCCATTATATAAATTAATTATATTATTTTCTATATATAATTTATGAGTGATTATGAAAATACAGAAGTTGTTCTCCAAAAAGGAGGTAAAGTAGTCCGTAAAGTTAGTATTAAAAATGGTAAGGGATATAAAAGTATTACTAAATATAGAAAAGGTAAAAAAACATTTACTATTAAGAAACCTATTCACAAAGAACATATTAAGATGATTAAGAAGGGTAAATTTATTCCTGGTTTATTTAATGATTGTAAAAATTGTAAAACAAAGAAGAGAAGAGGTGGTAATGATGAAGAGATGGGACCAGATATTCCTCAAGTAGAACCTTATCCAGTTCCTCCTGATCCAGAAAGATTTAAGCGTTATGAACGAATGATGAGAACACAACCAGCTAAACCAGGTGAAGCAGAAAAATTATTTGCAGGACCTAATCCTGAAGAGAAGCAAGCTATTGAGAGAAAAAAAATGTATCACGAAGATCCATTGTACAAAGATCCATGGGAAGAATTACGAATTTTTTCACAAGAAGGTGGTAAATCTAGAACAAAAAAAAGAAAATATTAAAATGATATAAAACATTCATATTATTTATATATATAATATGAATATGGGCGATATATTTAATGACGATGTATTTAACAATATAGAATCTTCTTTATTTACATCAAAAGTTACTATTGTGGTTGTAAAAAGAAATGGTAAGAAAAGTATAACAAATGTTATTGGTATGGCAGAAGACCTTGATTTAAAAAAAATTTTATCTTATTTAAAGAAAACATATAGTTGTAATGGTTCCATACTTAAACATGAAACACATGGGGAAATAATGTCATTTACTGGTGACCAAAAAGAAAATGTATATAATTTTTTAATAAATGAACAAATTTATAATAAAGAAGATATTATTATAAAAGGTGTTTAATTTATTTAGATAAATGATCTAATGCGGATAATAATACTAATTCTTGATCAGTTAATTTCTGAAATATTAGATTTTTATCCATTGATATTTGAAAATGACGTGCTGGGAAACCAAAATTTTTACATACAAAAAAAACACCATCATCTGTAATTTTCATTTCACAAAATAAAGCACCTTTTGTTAAATAAATATTACTTGGATCTTCAATAGGAATCCATCTAATAAATGTCCCATATTTTAAATCACTCATTTCATCAACATATTTATAGTCTTTTAATTTATTAAACATATCAATTGTTACTTGTTTTGTTAATTGGAGTTCCTTTAATATTTTAAATGTCATCTCTCGAATAGTTTTAGTTGTAAAATTTAATAGTGTTTCATTTGAATCATCATCTAAAGCTTTTAATAATTTATTAACATCCATATTAATTTACATTAATAAATTTTTATACTATTTTAACATAATTTTACCAAGAACCAAATGAACCTCCTCCTAAAACAGAATTAGCAGCTATAGGACCATCAAATCCTTCAGTTACTCCGCCTGGAGTAGCAGCACCTACTAATGGCGTGGTGTCTTGTCTGTACATTGCATCATAATTTGGCAATTGTTGAGGTGCGATTGAATTTTGATTACCTTGTGTTACATCATAAGTTGGTAATGAACTAATAGAAGTTCCATCTGTGTAACCACCCATTGGTTGACCAGTTATACTTCCTGATTGACCAGAAATTGGTTGACATACTTTTACATTTCCATTACCATTTTTCTTTTTATTATCAGACTTACCATTCCATAATTCAGTTACACGATCAACTAAAATAGATACTTTCTCTCCAAGTTTTGTTTGTAAACTCATAGTAATCATTAAAATTGCTAAAATTATATAAACAATATGGAAATCTGGATATTTGGCACCACTATATGTTGGAATATATGTAATAATTCTATGGATAATCAATAAACCCATAAACATTACTATAATTTGAATTAAAACTTCAGCAGTAACTTCTAAACTACTTTTTTTGTCATCTGCCTCAGCAACATATTGTTGCATCGTTTTATTAAGTATTACAACTGGAATTATTGCTATAATAGAGTATTGTAGTATATTTAATATTTCTGATTTTGAATCATCATCAAAATTGAAAACATGTTTTAAAAAACTTTTTGATTCGTCCGAGTTATCCATATACCTATAGGGTATAATTAGAAATTAAAAATTTAAATTCTCTTTTTAAGTAAATAATTTAAATACTTCATTCTAAATATATTATGGAACATATGATTGAAGAATCTTTATTAACTGACGAATTAAATCATCACTCATCTGAGATGACAGAAAAATCATCACTTGTATCAGGAGGCACTATTGGAGGTATTAGAAGAATTACAAAATCTACTCAAGAAGAAGATGTTTATAGGGAAAAACTTTCTTTAAAAAATGAAATATATGGAACCGGTATTGTATCTGAACGTATTTTTTCTAATATTCAGAAATACAAACATGAAGAATATCAATACCTAAATTTACTTGAAAATATATTAGAAAATGGTTTTTGGGAAGAAGGACGTAACGGTAAAACTAAAAGTATTTTTGGTCATTCAATGCGTTTCACTCTAAAGGATGGTAAAATTCCTATTTTAACAACAAAGAAAACTGCTTGGAAGACATGCCTAAAGGAATTATTATGGTTTATTCGCGGTGAAACTGATAACAAGATTTTAAAGCAACAAGGTGTTCATATTTGGGATGCGAATGGTTCGAGAGAATTCTTGGATTCAAGAGAATTAAAATTATATCCTGAAGATATGCTTGGACCAATTTATGGTTATCAATGGCGGGATTTTGGCGCAAGTTATAACTGCTTTACTGGTAAGAAATTACCTGATGCTGATGGACCATTTTCTGGTGTTGATCAATTACAGCAAATTATTGATGTACTTAAAGACCCTAAACAACGCACAAGTCGTCGTCTTGTAATGACTGCTTGGAATCCTAAACAGCTACACCAAATGGCTCTTCCTCCTTGTCATATTTTATGCCAATTTAATGTCCATGATGGTAATAAATTATCGTGTACGATGTATCAGAGATCGTGTGATTTTTTCTTAGGAAGTTGCTTCAATATCGCGTCATATTCAATGTTAACTCATTTGCTAGCGAAACATTGTGGTCTCGAAGCATATGAGTTTATTTATTTTATGGGTAATGTTCATCTTTATGAGAACGCGATTGATGCCGCAAAATTACAAATTACCAGAGAACCATTTGAATTTCCAAAAGTTTGTATTAAAGAACTTAGAGAGAACATAAATGATTATCAAGTGGATGATTTTGAACTTCATAATTATCAGCATCATCCACAGATAAAGGTTGATATGGTGTCGTAGATATATCTTCATCAATATATTTATAACCATTAAATATACTTAAACGTTATTTGAATTTTTTTATTACGAAACGATTAAAAATTGTCGCTTTCAAAACGCATTGCCTTAGGAAATGTCCAAAGATGTAAAAGGCGGATTTACAAACTTTGGCTCCACCTTTTTAAAACGTGGATTTCCTATTTTTTCTTGTTCTTCTTCTTCCACTTGTACTTTCTGATAAATTTGGATATTTATGAGATACAAAACATATTGATGTTAAAACTGTTCCGTGATCATCTTTAACATCTAAACCTTCATAAACAAATAATTTACCTGGATGATATTTATAACCTTTATCAGTAATATTATCTTTATACATTTTTGCACCTCCTGATGTTTTTCCAAAATTTCTGCGTTCAATTATACCATCAATAGAGCCTTCTAATGATTTTTCTGCTTCTTCCTTTGTTCCACTTCCTGAATATTCGCAAGCAAAACCACCTAAGAACTTACCATTTGGATGATAAACATCTGTTGTCATAACAGCTGAACTTATAAATTTACCTTTCTCTCCATTTGTTTGAGCTTTAATACATTCTAATACTTCTCCCCATTGAATTCTTTTTATTCCTTCTTCTCTAGATATTTCTTTAGCTCCAGTAGGAATAACACTTGTATATTCAACAATATTTGCATTTTGAATTCCAGCTTTAGTTAAAGCTTCATCATAAGAGCCTGTTTCATAAGGTAGACCTTCAGAACCTACATTCGATTCACCTGAACCTGAAGTAATAAAATATTCATAAGGAACACGATTACCTAAAATTAAATCTTTCATATATATATATATATATATTATTTATAGTTTTTTTATAATTTAATAAAA